TATTGCTTGGCGATGCCCCTACATTCCCAGAACTTCCGCTTGCGTTTGTGAACGCCCAACTTTGGAAAGTTTCACTTTGCAAGCAGGTGTTCTGCGCTTGTGGCTCCACGAGCAACGCAGGGCAGCCAGCCGTTCCACCGCTGGTGTAGTAATCCAACCTCGGAATCCCCGAAGCCACCGACTCGATAAATCCGCTTGCATTCACACGGGTCGCAGTCGTCGCACGGGTAACATTGAAGTCGCCCGATGCACCAAGGACCAAACCACCCGAAGTCGTAGCGACTGGGGTGTAAAGTTTGCCCGTTTTGAATCGTGCAGGTACTAAAATCAGCGATGGTGTCGGCATTGTTAGAAGTTGAAGATTGCAGCGAATCGGACGAACAGGCAGCCATTTACGGCAGCCTCGGCAGCGGTTGCTCCGTCAGCCGTAGCCCTTGCATTAAAAGCACCCCACACACCAGCAGCAAGTCCGCCGATGAGCATATTGGTCGGATAGCCGTAGCCGTAACCTATCAGCATCTTAGAGGAAGGTGTAACCGATGACTGAACCTGCGCTTGGAGTAACGGCAGTAATCTTACCGCCATTGCGACCGCTTATCACGATGCCAGCGGAAAGGGATTTGCCCGATAAGTTGTAAGGAGTCAGGAGGTTCTCGCCACCAGTTCCGGTAAGGGTTGTAAATGTGGCAGCAGCATTGACGACTACGAAGTCGTAAACCTTACCGCTTACGGCTCCGTCAACGAACTCCATCGTACCACCTTGGCCGAGCATTTGTTGCAATATGGGTGTAGGCATTTTTTAGCGTTTAATTGTAAATGTCTTTTAGGTTGGAATTTCACAAACGGAGTGAGAGTAAGGAATCTCAAAGGTCATCGTAGCCTGCCACCCTGCGGTTCGGTCATCCCGGCTCTCTACGAACCTCGTAAGGCTGACGCTGGATGAGAGGGTCCAGTCCTCGTTCGGGTCGTTTGTGAGGCTTGAAATGAAGTCCTGTGCTACCTGTAACTGGTCGCTTAGGACCTCGTCCTCGTTGTCCTGCCAACCCAGCGTAGGGCTGCCTGAAACCACTCCGCCCATCGGCTTAATGGACTCAACTCTATCACTAAAATATACCCCAACCACCAAGTCCAAAGTACCAGCGTCAGTATTTGCAGACTGAACGTCCGCAAACACGAGCGGATAGACGATTCGCTCACGGCTTGGGGTTCGAAGATTTATCGTGTTGTCCGTGCCTACCGCAAGAGGGTCGCCCGTCCCGAAGGAGTTTACTTGCGGATGGTTGTTGGCAAGGTCCAGCAGGGCTTGCTTGATTTTTATCCAAGACATAGTTTTGCAGTTTCAGTATGTTTTTTTTATGCGCTCCCATGCTTAGCAGTCGTTACACGCCCCGAATTGTCCGTAGGGGTAGGGGTAGTCCAAGTTGCTGATTCCCATTCGCCTGTTGCGGTCCAAGACCATCCCGGTGCGGTAGTTCGTAGCGTTCGGGTAGATGGTATCCAAAGCAGAAGGAGGCGAGTTCCAAAGCGGATAGGAGTTGCGGTTTTCCATGAGGTATCGGGTAATCCGTTCGGAGTACCACTCGGCATCGTTCTTCACTTTGTCGGTCAGCCGGGTAATCTCTTCCATGCTCATTTGAGAACTTTCCTCGCTTGTTCTACGGACCATGCCCTTGTTCATGTATTTAAAGGCCAAGACCATGGGCAACTCGTAGTAAAGCCATTGAATCATAGCCGGCTGAATGTAGTCCTCCAGCAGCGTTTGGTTCAGGGCAGAGGTTGAACCGCTGACGACCTGCGTAACCAATTCCCCGTAGAGTGCAGAACCAACGATGGGCTGAATCCGCATCTCTTGGACCTTGATGACCGTTGGGCGGATTTGGGTGTAACTGACATTCTCGTTGATTATGGAGTTGTCGAGCAGCGTTTCTTCGCTTATGAATAGTGCCTTCATGCCTTGCTGATTTTATTGCCTTTACGGATTACCAACTGCTGCTCCCATACATGGCGACATTGGGGGCGATTCACTCCGCTGGGGGTGTGATACCAACCGCCTCTCCTGTTCCAAACCGAGTAGCCCATTATCGCAGAAATCCCGTCGATGTCCTCCCTCGTGTAAACCTTGCCTTGCCCGGCCAAGTCAAGCATGACCTTACAGAACTCACGGCTGGAGCCTTTGTCCTTGTTGCTGAAACCCGTGGCCCATGCGTACTTGTAGCGGACCTCCAGTACAGGCTCGGCAACTTCCTTCACATTCTTGGGCAGGTTCTGCTCGGCAATGTTGTCCACGGCCCTGCTGATAGGATAGCGGTCCTTGGTAATCAAATAGGCGACTCGCTTGGCGACCTTGGCCTTGCTAACCCCGAACTCCTTGGCCATTTCTTCAACCGATGCGTCCCGGTTCTTCTTGCGATACGCCTCAATCTTGAGGTCCAATTCTTTTTCTTCTTCGCCCAATTCGGCAAAGGCCAAGCGGATGTTTTCGTCTATGTTCGCATCGAACCGCATCGGCTTCGAGTGCATCACATGGTAATCGTCTGCATGACTTCCAAACTTAGAGGCAACGACCTCCAAGACCTTGAACTCTTCTTCGCCCCAGCCGTAGTCCTCATCCTCATCGGGCTCGCTGAACTCTTGGGACTGCACTCCGAGCATCGTGTCAATCTCTTGGGCAGACAAACCGAAGCCGGCTGATAGCATGGTCCGAGCCATCTCCAGCGTGATTTTGTCTTGCATATACTGCCTGACGATACGCATCAGGTTTTGGTACTCACGGCCCGATAGTTTTTTGATGTTGTCGTTGCTCTGCAAGGCTTCCACGGATTGCGGTTGCTCGTCGGGTTGGGGGTTAGGTCCAACCACGTCGGCAGGTTTCTCCAAGGGTTGCAGACCCGCTTTCTCACGAAGTTCGTCTTGGGTCATTATCTGCAACAGGGCTTGTTCGCTTAGTCGCTCGGTAATGGGTTCCACCGGGATAAGTTCCATCCCTTCCACGCCATTAAAGGATCCGAGGTAATTGATCATCCTCTCCACTTTGCGCACCCGGTCGTTGACGTAGGTCGCCTTGAATAGTTCGTAAGCCTCGACTAATTCAGTCCTTCCTCCGAGTTGGCCCTCGGTTTTGACACCGAATAACGCTGGATTCGTTACACGATGTGCGATGAATATCTCTTGCTGGATGGCTTTGTTTAGGATTTCGAACTGCTTATCCATATCCGAAGGAGTCAGCGGTTCAAGTGTCGGGGCCTTGGCTGCATCGTCGTTGAAGGTTACAACGAAGCGACCAGCGTTATCCGTACCGCTGAACTTGCGTTTGATTTGACGCTCAATGTCGCCCTGCTCTTCGGGGGTCGGGATGCCGTTGTTGAAATTAATCAAGTAACCGCCCCAAAAGTTGTTTCGCAGATTGTTGTTGTGGAAGTTGGCGACCTGTACGTCTGCCTCAATCCAAGCATTGCCTCCGATGTATTCGGGGAGCGGGTAGTGCTTCACGCCAGCAGCATAGACCCGATAGTAGAACAACTGCTTTCCGAGGCGGTTCTCCGGGTCGAATGCAGGAATCTTCTCGATGTCCCCGACCTTGGGGAACAACTGCATCATGTCGTCGTTGTACCAGTCGGCCACCTGAAACATCTTCTCCTCCTTGTCAACCCGAATCTTCTCGAACGGGACATGCTCCATCTTCGCAATCGTGCCAAGTTTGGACCAAGTAACCGCAACCGCAAAGCCGTTGAAAATCTCCAAGTCCAAGACCAGTTTCTCGGTAATGTCGTTCAGGTCCTCCGTGCTGGAAAGTCCATCAAAGAACTTGATGAACCGGGCCTGCTGCTCTACGGTCAAGTCATCCCCTGCCTGCCATCCACCGCCCATGATGTAGTTCACCTTACCATTCACGATAGCGTTGTGCTTGCTACTCCTGCGATAGTTGTCCAGCAGGTAGTAGGGGTATTCGTTGGCAAAGCCATAGGTGATGTATTTGCCGGAACGATTCTCCAGCATTACAGGGACCTTATGCTCTATCCCCAACCATTGGGTGAAGTGTTGCGTTGACTTGCTCATAGGGTGTGAACTGTGAATGAAAGGGCTGAAATTGCAATACTTCCACCATCGCTTACGGCATTGATGTAGATGGTAAACTCATCGTTGACCGCACCTTGCAATACGGTTTCCGCAAAAACTGCATGTCCGTTATTGTGGCTCGTTGTAATCTCGGTCATTGACTGGTCAATCGTTGTGCCGTTCTTGGCAATGTAGACTTTGATTTGGTTGCCGTTGCCCTGCGCAAAGACCATAGACGTAGCAATGCGAAGGGCTGCACCCGTTGTGCCTGTGTAGGTGATGGCGGTGGTGGTTCTTGTGAAATTGTAGGTTGACAGTAAACCGCTTTTGAGTGGGGTTGTCAACTTAACGGCCTGCCCTTGCGTCGGGGTAAAGTTTTTGGGTTCGTCAAGGTAAAGGTTCGCAAAGCCCCGTTCCCGGTCAAGCGTTGCGGTGTCAGCAAGGTCGTCGAATAGACCGCCTACACGGGATGCGGTGTTCGCCCCGGCAGCGGTTTCGGCGGCGATGGTTGCAGCACTCGTTTGGAGTTGCGTTCTTGTTTGTACGCTCATTATGCGAAAGTTGAGTCAAAGGTGGAATCAAAGACACCCTCATCGGATGCCCCAAAGACGGTGTACTGGATGGAATTGGCGTAGGTGTTGAAGCCTACCGTTGCGGTTTGTACAAATGCCAAGCCCGTTTCAACGACCGCCAAAGCAGCGGCAACCGTGCTATTGGTATCGTAAACTTCATACTTATAGGAACCCGTTTCAATCGAACCCACGGTAAGCGAAAATTGGTCATAGCGGTTGGTATAGTTGGAAAGGTTGGCTGATTTCAGCAGGGTGAAATCGGTCGTGGTGTTCTTGGCAATGCTCGTAAGTCGCAAGATGTAGCGGTCCCCGGTACTGGCTCGCTCGGTCCAAGTAACCGTCAGGGTGTTGGTCGTATTGGGGTTCAGGTAAAGCATCTGCTTGTAAATGTGCGATGCCCCCGAATTTCACAATTTGCGCCCAATCTGCCTGTATAGTTCGGCCCGCTTCTTGGCGGTTTCAGCCACGTTGAACTGCTTCTTGATGTCCCTCGTGAGGTTGTCAGCCAAGCCTTTGCGCAGGTCGGGGTCAAGAATCAATTGCTTGATGTACTTGTACCAATCTTTCGGCTTGTTGTAGGGGACCAAGAACCCGTTCTCCCCGTGCTTGATTACGTCGGTATAGGGGATGGTTTCGGATGCGATGATGGCCTTGTTCATCCACCCTGCCTCGACCACCTTCAACTCGGACTTCAGTTTGTTGAACTTGGTGTCTCTCAAAGGTGCAAGGGTTACGTTCACGAAGTTGTAGCCCCCGACGTAGGAGTAGATGTCCGCTGCCTGAATGCGTCCGTAGTTCGGGTTGTTTCCTTGGTCGCTTATGATTTTCTCGTAGCCTTCATAAACAGGATTATTGTCGTTCCAGCCTCCGAGGTAGAGGCGGTATTTGCCATCCAAGTTTGCATCCCAGCGTAGTTTCTGCATCCCCTCACGGAGCAGTTCCATATCCTCTCCGTGCTGCGCCCCTCCGAACCAACCGAACTTGACGAGGTGCTTGTCGGGTTCTTCGTCGGGGTTGGGAATAAATTGCTGATAGGCTTCGTAAGGCTCGTTCTGCAAGATGCTCACATTCGCATTTAGAGGCCGTATGCGAGAGGCAAGATGCTCGGTGGTACAGGTAACCCAGTCAGCCAATTTAATGTGCTTGCGGATGACCTCTGCGAGTTTGGTTTGATGGTAGTGGCGGTACATGATGTGGCCGCTTTCAAGGACCCAGTAATCGTCCAAGTCAAGGATGACTTTGGCCCCGAATTGGGTCAGGGCTTTGTAGACATTCTCCACCTGCTCCATAGTGCCTTGACACCACAAACGGCTGAACAGGAACAGGTCAATCGACTTCAATCCCTCGTCGCTGATGGTCGTGATATTCTCGACGCACACATAGTCAAACTCCGGGTAATTGTCGCCCAAGTATGCGTTCGGCATTTCGAGGCGGTAGTAACTGCACCCGGTTGGATGGGCGTTATAGACAATGCAAATCTTCATGGCCGTAAAAATAAGAAGGGCAGCCATTGCTGACTGCCCCTCTCAAACCTCAGATGATGAAAACCTAAGTCAAAGATACTACGAACCGAGTATCTGCGCAGTCGATGGTGAAAAGA